ACCTAGTACTGTTAGTACTAGTGGTATGACCAGCGCAAACGTATTGCAAATTTTCTTCGAACAAACATTTCAATATGTACGTAGTCCAGAAATTGGTACAGATGCATTTGAACGCCAACGTACAGCTAATCCACAATCATTACTAGACGCTGACTTTGAATATGGTATGCAACCAACCAAGTGGTTGACTATTAGTCAGCAACGTGGATATCCTTCAATTTATGAAATACCAGGTACAGACTTGACTGTAATTAACGCAACAACTGATGCATCAGTTGGTGACGGCGGTTTTTCAACATCAGAATCTATCATCACAATTACCACGGCAAACGCACACGGGTATAGTGTTGGCCAGCCATTTACTATTAGTGGTTTCTATTCAGCTATTACTGGATTTGAACGTGCCCAAGGAAGTTTTATTGTATTCCAAGTGCTAAACTCAACACAGTTTACATTTATTGCTAAAGGTAAAGTTGGTTTTAACAACGGCGATAACATTTACACACCGTTTATTCAATTACGCCAAGGTGGTTTTTACACTGGCGCAAACATTAATAGTGTAATTAACACAACTATTACTCAAACAGTTAACAGTACTGGATATATTTCAGTAACAAGTACAGCAAACATGACTGTTGGTTCTGTGTTTAGTCCTAGTACTGTAGTTACAAACGCAATAGCCACGAACGCTTCTAACAACTATGTTACATTAGGTACTACTGTTGGATTAGCAGTAGGTATGCCATTGGTATTTTCTGGAACAAGTTTTGGTGGTTTAACAACCGGTACAACTTATTATGTTGTAAGTATTGTTAACTCACAAAATGTAACTTTAAGTACCAGTACCAATTTAACTCCAGTGTTTACACCTACAACTAGTGCCTTTAACGGAAATATGAGCGTAGTTGGTGGTGCAAGTTTTGGTGGCATTACTTCAGGTAGTGTATATTATATTTCTAGTATTGTTAATGGTACACAGATTACTTTAAGTAATAACATTGTCTACACAACTACAATTACCAGCACTAACGCTATTTTAAATAGTGCTCGTTTTGGTACAACAACAAACATGACTGTTGGCGAAACAGTTGTTATTACTGGTAGTACTATTGGTAACTTAACAGCTGGTACATATTATGTGCTACAAATTTTAGATAGTGCCAACGCTATATTAAGTACCAGCGTAGGCGGCACTGCATTTGTGCAATCAACTGCTACAGGTACAATGAATGCAACTGTTGGAGTTAACATTACATTATCTAGCGGAACCACTAACGGTTACTTGTGGGCTACAACTGTAAGTCCTCCATCTATTTCTTATACTACACCTCCTACAGTAGTATCGTTTACTGGTGCAATTTCAGGAAACGTGTTAACAGCTACAGCTAATACAGGTACGTTTGCTATAGGCCAAGGTGTTAGTGGTGCAAGCGTGCCTAGCGGAACAGTTATAACTGCTCAATTAACAGCAACAAACACCGCGGCGGCGATCACAACATTAATTGCTGGTGGTGTCGTAGGTTCGTTTACATTTACAGTAAACTCAGGAACAAATATTGCTATTGGTCAACTTGTATCAGGATATGGTATTCCTAATAGTACATTTGTCACTGCCTTAAATGCACAAATAGTAACAATCAGTAATGCATTTACACAAGTAGGAACTGGAACTTATAATTTTAACGTTCCGTTCCAAGCAGGTACATATTCTATTAACCAAAATGGTGGATCGATCAGCGCAGAAGCAATGACTACTGTAAGTGCTCAGCCAACTATTACTGTTAATACTACTAGCCCGCATGGATTTATTCCCGGCGATACAATTAATATGTTTGTTACTAGTGAAAACGGTGCTAACAATCATACATTGTGTACAGGACCATTCTTTGTTGAATCTGTACAATCTAACGTAGTTAATGGAATTACAGTAGCTAATCAATTTACATTTACATCACGTGGCGTTGGTGTTATTACAGGAACTGTAGTAGCTCAATTATATGCTCGCCCAGATAGTTTTTATTCTCATAGACCATTTGACGGTGGAGTACAATTAGGAACAGGTTTGCCAGCACACGGATCACAAGCGATTCGTATGAGTAAAAAGTATATTCGTTATCAGTCTGGTAAATCGATTAACTTTAATACTGGTTTGCTAATGGCACCAAATTATTTTGTAAGAAGTGTATCGGCAAATTCTAGCGTGTATGCAACTGGTTTAAGTATTACCGCTGTAACAGCTACTAATGGATTTGTAACTATTACGTCTGGCACTTATACACAAGGTCAAGCAATTATTGTTACAGGTACAATTTCTACATCAACAGGATTGACCGCAGGAACATACTATGTGTTAACCGGCGGCACTAACGTAACTAGCATACAATTATCCGGTACGCTAGCTAATATATTAACTAACACACCAGTAACATTTACTGCCACTGGTTTAGTTAGCGGAACATCGGTAACTCAAGCTCCAATTATTACAGTTACTACAGACGACGTGGATCACGGATGTCAGTTAGGTGCTACTGTGGTAGTTAGTGGATCAGGTACTCCAGGTTACAACGGAACTTATACTGTTGTAGGTATTATTGACGAACGCAATTTACAAGTTATTGCACAAACTAGCCCTGGACTTGTTAACGGAAATACAAATGCACAAATAACAGACCCATCATTGCTAAGTTTACAAAACTGGTACGGGGCAGTTGTACGCTCAGGTACTTATGATGAACAAAACGGTGTATTTTTCCAATATGATGGACAAGTGATATCAGTTGTGAAACGTTCAAGCACATTCCAATTAGCAGGTACTATCAGCGTAGTAGTAGGTAGTGGACAAGTTATTGGTATTAACACTCGATTTACAACTCAACTATGGGCAGGCGATCGAATTGTTATTCGGGGCATGAGTCACATAGTAACACAAGTTATAAGTGATACACTAATGTATGTTAACCCACAATACAGAGGCTATGCTAACGTATCTGGAATTAAATGTACAAAGACTATAGACAGAATTATTCCACAAAGTCAGTGGAACATGGACCACTGCGATGGTTCTAACGGCCCGGCAAATCCTAGTGGATATCAAATTAATCCTATTAAGATGAACATGGTTGCTATGCAATGGACATGGTACGGTGCTGGATTTATTGATTGGATGATTCGTGGCCCAGAAGGCAAATACATAACTGTACACCGTCTACGTAACAATAACTTAAACAACGAAGCGTGGATGCGAGCAGGTAACATGCCAGTGCGTTACGAAGTTACTAACGAAGGATGGCATACTTATATTGTAGGTAGTGTCAACATAGGTGTTGGTGACACAGTTATTCCAGTAGCTGACGCAACATATTTCCCGACACCTACTACTGGTAATACTTGTACTGTTTATATCGATAATGAATTTATTAATTACAGTGCAAAAATTAACACAGTTGCAACTGCTGTATCCAATGGTAATACAATTACTGTGGGATCAACGGCTAATATGGCAGTTGGCCAACCGATAGTATTTTTACAACAATTTGGCCTAGCAATGGGCGGAGTAGTTGCAAACCAAACTTACTATATTGCTAGTATTGGTACTAACACTATAACGCTAGCTACTAACGTTGGTTTAACTAGTTTAGTAACAAACTTAACCAACTATACATATAACCCATACGGTGCTTCAACTACTAATTTCTACATGACTGTAAATGCATTAGTATTAACTAGTACAGCAGGCCGCGGCGCAAGTATTATTCCTTGGGCCACTGGTGGATACAGAACATTTAATGCCGGATCTGCGGCAACACATACAGTACTTACTGGTGTGATTTCTGTGAATGGATCAGCAAGCCCAATCGTAAGTCACTGGGGCGCGGCGTTTATCGAAGACGGCGGATTTGATGCTGACCGTTCATACATTTTTAACTACCAAGCTACTAACGTTACAATTACTACTAAAAAGACAACGGCGTTTGCTATTCGTCTAGCACCTAGTGTAAGCAATGCGTTAACAGGCGATTTAGGATCACGTGAACTTATTAACCGTGCTAGTTTCTTGCTACAACAGTTAGAATCTTGTGCGGGGTCAAGTGCTAACGCTAACACCGCGATTGTTATTGAAGGTATTATTAATCCAAGTAATATGCCTTCTTCAGGTAACATTGTGTTTAACAGTTTAAATTCAACGGTTAACCCAACTGGCCAACCAAGTTTTAGTCAAGTTGCTCCTGGATCAAGTATGGTGTTTACTAATAGTATCACTAATCCTACTACAATTACAAGTAGTCCAAGTGCTGGATCAACAACATTTACTGTAGCTAGTGCTAACGGTGTGCAAGTTGGTGATGACGTGTATTTCCCAGGTGTAACTAACGCGGTTTACGGTTTAACTAAAGTAAGTGCTATCAATGGTAGTAATATTACTATTTCACAACCATTATTACAAGCCTTAACTGCTAATAGTACAATTAATAACGTTACAGTTGTTAACACTGCCTATACGTTCAATTGTACAGCAACTGCATTGGTTGTTAACCAACAAGTTGTTGTAAGTGGAACAACATCAGGTGGCGGATCAATTACTAGTTATTCAAATCCAACTACTTATTATATTGTAGCTACTAACGGTTCAACAGGATTTACACTATCAACTAGCCAAGGTGGCGCTCCGGTTGGTGCAACTACTGGAACATTAGTTGGTTTGACATTTAACTTGCCTAACTCAGGTGTGGTACAATTTAGTCGCGGTACTTATGCGTTACCTGGCGAAACTGTGTTCTCATACATTAACTCACCAGCTAACAAGGACGCATTGGATTTGAGTAACTTGAAAGAGTTGACTAACACTCCAATCGGCGGCCGTGGTACATATCCTAACGGTTGCGATGTGTTGTTCATCAATGCGTATATTACGCAGGGTTCACCACTTAACCAAAACTTAATTTTACGTTGGGGCGAAGCTCAAGCGTAAAAACAAAAAGCACTCTTAGGAGTGCTTTTTTTTAGATTAAATCAACTAGATCAAATATTGTTTGTAATTTGGTTCTAATAGTCTTGCTTGAAAAACTATTACGTAACCCTTGATGCAATGGTTTAGGTGCGCGGTCTATAGTAGCCCACGACCAACCTTGGTGTTCGTCACTTAGGTACGGAACAAACTCATCTTTTATAACACACAAGTACGTGTGGAAATTAAACACCTTGTCATTTGAAACAAAAGTTTCAAGAGGAATAGTTTTAATTATTTTCGGACACGGTCCTATTTCTTCGTTAATTTCACGTTGCAGACCTTGCCAAGGAGTTTCACCTACTACATTAGTACCACCAACTAAACCCCATGTTCCTTCGTGTTTACCTATGGCTTTTTGTAATAATAAAAAACGTCGTGTAGATTTAGCGTAAAATAACGCACCACTACATACAATTTGATCTTTTAAAGTATAATTTTCCATTGCTTGGCAGGATATTCACCATCATAGCTCATAACCCATGAAACTCCGTTCCACAAATACTGAACTCCAGTGTATATATTAGTTTGCCATACCATGGTGTCGTTAAAATGACTAGCGTTAAAAATTATATTCCAGTAAGTACCGGTCCATTCAATAATGTCATTAGCTTTAGCTATAAAATCTGCACCGCTAGTAGATTTCCAAGCAGTAGCTCCGTTTGTTTCTGCTTGTGGCGGATTGACATTTGTCCACGGAGTATCTTCTGCATTTATAGCAGAACCAATATCTTCTACTAATAAAAATCTAGTGCCTACTATCACTGTTTGATCTGTTTGTTCGTTGCCTGTTGGACGTTTTGGATTGTATGTTTGTGGATTGATAATAGCATCAAACGTACCAGTACTATTTGGTCTGTTACTGCCTGCCGCGTTATAACCTATCTGATTATCTAATAACCCGGCACTGTCAATGCCAGTATTTTTAACCAGTGTATCTGTATTCCAGTTTACTTGCAACATGCTTGAGTCTAACGGATTAATAGCAAATGTTCCTACTATTTGATCTCCGTTAGATTGAGTCAAATAAATGGTACTCGATCCTGCAACATACTTACCAGGATATGTACTAAACACAGATAGCCAATCAATGCTTTTGCTAGTTGCTGGACTACTACTTCCAGCAGATAATAATTTTACAGTATTAGTATAAACTTCTATGTTATAATCAGTAATAGTGTTAACAATAACATCAATAAAGTCTGTTACAGTAGTTGTGGGCGGCATTGGATCTTCGCCCAGCCCTTCTATATAAGTTCCACTAGTAACAGCACCACCGTTGATGCTAGTAATAATCTTTGTAATAACACCCAAGTGTTTTACTTTAACTGGAGGATTAATCCATATAGGTGTTTCTAAAGTTAATGTTGCAATTTCATTTGTACTATCAGTTCCAACAGGAACTTGTCTGCTAGACCAACTAATATCATTTAAATTTAATACAGTTAAGCTAGTCCAGTCAATATAGTTATCAGTAGTTTGTAATTCTAAACTAGGATTAAACAGAACTAAAATTT